GCCAGCTAGCTTAGTTCGTAGTATTGTCTTTGGTGATGGTGGTGAAGAGGCAGGTGGATTAGCTAAAATATTTAAAGACAACAATATAAAATTTACTAGAAAGACTACCATCTCTGATGTTATGACTAATGTTGTACGTAACATGGACGATGATGCAATAGAGAAGATTAATAAAAAGCTAGAGATTGCAGGGTTTACCATAGGTGATCTAGCAGGTAGTCAGTCCAGAGCTAGTGACTTACTCGCAGGTAAGATTAGTGACGCAGCTTCAACTATGAATGTAATGTCACAGCTACGTAGAACAGTAGATACAACTATAGTAGCAGCACAGGATGCTATAGAAGCAACACTCAATAGTACTGAGTCTAAAGAAGCTATAGGACAGGAACTAAAAAGAGCAGAGGCATTGAGATATGGACAGTCCGTATGGAAGCGTATGCTTGTGTCCTCTACTTCAACAACAGCAGTAAACGTGTTTGGCTTTGGTCAATTCTATATGGGGCAGACACTTGCTGATATAGCCAACTCTGGTCTTCTTGGTGCTAAAGGTTTAGCTCAGATGTATACAAACCCTAAAGAAGCAACCAAAACATTTAGACAGATGAGAGCCTTGACTATGATACAAGGACAGAAAATGCGTAACCTTCTAGATCCTTACACTACACACGATGCATACATGAAGTTCTTAGATCAAAACAAAGATATAAAGAAGATCTTATTTGAAACTTACTCAGGAAGTGGTGTTGAGTCTGGTCCTAATAGGTTTGGTATAAACGCAGATGGTACTGCAGTCAAGTGGACAGAGGCTGTAGCTAATGCATCTGCACGTATAAGTGGTGTAAAAGTACAGGACAGCTTTACAAAGTCTCAGATGTTTATGACTGAGATGGACAAGTATCTACGTATGAATAAAGATACAACACTAGCCAAAGCTTTAAATGATGACAGTATAGAGATAGGTGAAGATGTAATACAGGCTGCACTAGATGGTACACTCAAGTCTGTGTATGCAAAAGATTATACAACAGATGATCAGCTACTAAAAGGTGTAGCTAAATTAGTTGAAGGTATATCTAATACTCCTGGCCTTGGTTTTATACTACCTTTTGGTAGGTTTATGAATAACGTAGTTGCTACCTCTTATCAATGGTCACCTCTTGCAACTATGACTGTGGCTAAAGACTTTGCAAAAAGAACAAAGAAACTAGGTGGTACAGGCAAAGCTATTAGTATGACAGAGCAAGAAACTATAGGTAGACTTATGGTAGGAACTGGTGCTTATGGTGCTGCTATAGCTTATGATAAAGAAAGACAAAAGAAAGGGCTTGGTATCTTTGAGGTGGATGCAGGTAAGGGAACTATTATAGATGCTAAAAATACATTTCCTCTGTCTATCTTCTTAGCAGTAGGACGTGCTGCTAATCTAAGAATGTCAGGGCAAGAAGTACCTAAAGAGATAATTACTGAATCCTTATTGCAGCTAGGCGTAGGTCAGGTTGCTAAAGACGTACAGTTTGGCAATGACCTCATGGCAGTAGCAGATACTATTATGAACTTTGATGAAGGGCAACGTGGCAGATCCTCTGATGCAATCTATAAGGCACTAGGTAACGTAACAGCAGGGGTAACAAGACCAGTAGATGCTGTGAATAAACTATGGGGTTTTGTTGCAGGTAATGATATAGCTAAAGATGTAAGACAAGCAGAGGGTATGAATATATTTACTCAGTCTGCTAGTAAGTATGTAGATAATATACTAGAGACTTTAGTTGATAAAATTTCTGACACACCTGCAGAAGCCTTGACTGGTACGGAACTAAGAGTAGGGCAAAGGGATGGACAAGTATATGACCCTGATCCTTTAGCTAGAATGTTTGGTTTAAATATTAAACAAGGACGTACAGCTACAGAGAAAGCATATTCTATGGGAGATATGTTTCAATGGACTGCATCAGAAAGAACAAAGATACCAGAGTATGACAGAATATTTAATAGCTTCCTTGCGCCTATCCTTGAAAGAGAGATAACAAGTTTACTGAGGCACAGAGCCTACATAGATGGAGACTCAACAGACAAGAGAGAGATGCTAAGAACAAAAGTATCTAATGTCAAAAGTCATATACGCAAACGTATGCGAGAAGGTTACATGGGAGGTGATGCATCTAGACTTGCATTGGTTGCTAAGATAGAAGGTACTAAAAAGAAATCTGTGAGAAGAAAAGCTATGGAGATGGCTAAAGAACAGTTTGGAATTGAAGGTGCTGTAGAAGATCTAACACACAGGGAGCTTGGTATACTGACAGATTATATAGATTATCTTGAAGATATATATGATGAAGTAGGGAAGTTATAAAGAGAAGGGGCCGCATTTAGCGGCCCTTTTCATTTCCAGTATAACAATAAGAATGTATCACAAGTATTGCAACTAAAGTTGCTAACTATGAAATCATCCTCTCCATCGTGGTCACCACCTTGTATCATTTCAGTGTCACACTTAGGACATATTATCTTTCCTTTACGTTTAGCCTCCATGTATTCTTTTGCCTCACGTTCTAAGTTCATTAGCCTGTTTTCTCTAAGTCTACTGTTATATTATTTAGTATATTTTTAGCCTGTTCTATGTTTATCTTAAACCATTCACCTCTCTGTTCTTCAGCTATATTAGCTGCTGCTTTATGTGCCTGTGCTTCTGCTTCACGTCTGTTGTTTGATACAACCACATGCTCTAGTGAGTAGTCTCTGAAAGGGCTACTAGTTTGATAGCCATTACACCTATCATCAGCATCTATAGCCATGCCTATCTTGACCCACTCAGGCCATGCAGGGTTAGTTATAACATATACATATCCTTCTTTAATAGAGTCTAGTTTATATGCTCCTTGAAAAGCTGCATCCTCAAAAGTTTTGTAGCGTCCAGGTTTATGGAATGCATGTGTACGTGATATGTATTTACCATTTACATACATCCTCGCAGGATTTGCTTTAGGATTTGTTTTAGCAACAACCTTCTTATGACATTCTTTACATAATTTAACGCCTTGTTTTTTTCGAGAAGGTTGCCAATTATATTCTGTTAGTTCAGTATTACACTTGTAACAACAATCCATACTATACCTCCTGTGGTATTTGTGTACACCATACCCAATAGTCTGCTTCCCACATAGATTTAGGTCTAGTAGCCTCTAGATAATCACTGCGTTCAGTTGCAGCTTCATTGCACTTCTCTCTACTTTCGTATAATATGTTGTCGGACATAATCATTGGCTCTCCATTAAATATAAATAGTGCCACTAATACCCAAGCCATGTGTTATTCCTTTGCTTCGTAATACTGTTCTACTTTATCCTCAAGCCAAGGCTCAAGATACTTCTCTGCTATACTAAATGTACCAAAGAAAACTATTACTGCTGTTACTATTACGTCCATATTTAACTCCTATGTTATATCGACTACTTCACACACGTCACCAGAGCAAGCAAAAGTTTGACTAGACTTCGTGTTATCTTCTTGTTCATACTCTGAAAGTTTACTCCAGTCAATCTTTTCTGGCATACATGATAATAAATATTCATAGTCATGCTTACCACAATCTTGATAAGGTGCTTGCTGATAGGTATGGTCTGAGTGTGGTAAAAATGACACACCTGACATTTCATCAAAGTGTCTGTAGACAAAGGCTCCCACATCAAGCCATTCATCATCACGTACTGAAATTGTAACTGATGGTTTATGCTCACACCAATGGCGTTGGTATGTAAGCCAAGTCTCTAGCTGTTCAATAGCAGTCATGTCGTTACGTGTTATAGCATTGTCTGGTGATTTGACAGGGAAGCTGAACACAGTTGTAGTGTCACCCTTGAATACACATGGCTCATTAGGTACACCATTGTCAATCATAAACTGTGTAAGGGGATCTTTATTATCACCTCGTACAGTACGGATGTAATATGGAGAATGACGAGCATGTATACCACTGGCACTGTCCACCAACTGCGAGACAGTACCTGAAGGTTTGACGCAGGTAATAGCAGCAGACTGAGGTATATCAAGCAGAGAAGNGTATTCANNATTANTNNCCACAGCGACAGTTCGTAAGTCATNTAATAGTTTCTCCAAGTTAGAGTTAACTGAGGTCATCAATGGGTTGTCCATGATNCCTGTNAGNGACACACCAAGCAATCTNTCTTCTTCNGTATTACGTTGCCACACTTTACGCAAGTAAGGAAACTTTGTGTACGAGCTTTGGATTGTCCCAAGTATTGTGGCGAGTTTGACCTTACGCTCCAAGTCTTTAACCGAATCAGTGGCACGTACCACAACCTCCGTAAGATTGCAAAACTGGTAGGGTCTAAGTATGATTTCGCTGCACGGGTTGCAGCCGAACTCGTAGTTAGGATCACGCCTACCATACTTAGCAGCTTGTGCTTTAGATGCTTCACGATTAAAGATACCTCTCTCACCTGATTTACTTTCTACTAATGCTGTCCACTCACGCATGAATGTTTCTATGTCTGGCTTCTCTGTGTATGTTACAGAGTTGTTAGCCAATGCTCTGTGCGGTGCTGTATCCCACCACTGCCCTGACTTAGCGTGACGCATACGATCATCACTAAGGTTAGACAGAGATATCATAGCACTACGTCTGACACCACCTACTACAACTATTTGTCCAATGAAGCACATCAAGTCATGGCATTCCATAGAGGATAACTTACGTCCTTGTGCATTCTTGAACGTGTTGACTGAGAAGTTAAACAACTCGACAAGAGGACCAGGACCACTGGCTCTACCACCAAATGTTTTTAGCCTAGCACCTGCAGGACGTACACGTGTGATATCCCACTTGGGTATCTCACCTGCCCATAGTAAGGCTAGTAGTTGTCTGAACGACTTAGCCCAACCTTCTTTGCTATCCTTAACTACAATGGTAGTCTCACTGTCAAACAATTCAGGTATCTCTGGTAGCTGCTGCACAAACTGACGCTCCACGCTGAAGCCTACGCCTGTACCACACAACAGTATAAACATAGCTTCATCGAATGACTTAGGATCATCGACAGGTAGGTAGCTACAGTTGTACCCTGCTGTGTTATCTCTGTCCAACGCAGCACCACTAGTCATCATGGCTCTCATGCTTGGCATTACATCTAAGCTAAGTATAGCTTGCTCTATCTCATTGCTCCACGAATCATTGCCTAGCTTTGGACGTACTACATTATCCATGTAGCGTCCTACTGTTTCAGCCCATGACTCACGGCCTTTGCCATCTATGTACTTAGCATAGCGTGACTGGTGTATAAAACTCTGATAGTCTGTTGGTAGTAAGTTACTCATTTGTAATACCTCGTCCATATAATCATTACAACTATCCAAAGAATTATAGTCATACCTAAGTGTATCTGTGTCATGTCAGTCATCTGTTATCTCCACTCCCCCTTATCTTTCCTCGTTCTTGTCTACTCTTTAACTTAGCTAGGTTATTCAATGCCACCTCTGCCATGTCTATCTCTAGGTCACGACACAGTGCAGCAATATACCACAGTACATCACCAATCTCTGCTGCTATGTCTTCCTTGTTGAATGTATCATCACGCAGCCACTTCTTAATCTTACCTTGTACTTCACCTGCTTCATTACCCAAGCCCAACGCAGGGTAGATGATAGGGTCAGTATAGATAGCAGTCTTTACTGCTTCCTTTTGGTAGTAGCCCATGTCTATGATAGGTGATTGCATATCTGCAAAATGGTCTATGTCTTCCTGTGTAATCATTGTCTCTCCTTAACCATTAGATTGTGTATTTTAATATCATCTATGTCATGCATAATATTATTTATTAAATCATGTACATCTTCTACATGTCCTTCTTCGTGGGCCGATAGGAAGTTATTATCTTCATCAACCTCCATCATATATGTCACACTAAACTTACGTATCATTTGTGCTTCTCTTTATATACCTCTATGAGTTTGTTTAGATACCACTGTGCCTTTTGCAGATCTTCTAAGCCACCCTTGTAGTCATACCTCCATACGTACTTCAGTATGTTACCTTGTAGGTATCCTTCTTTGTTGTGGTTAGTTGCAGCAAGGATAGCATCAATACATTCTATACCTGCTTGATTATAATGTGGTGGGTTGTTTACTAAGTCAGTCATGCTTCACCTAACGTCTTTGTCCACTTGGTTAATTTAATTACGTTACCTTCTGTGGTATAGTCCATATCTTCTTCTAGGTCAAGCTGTGATTCAGCATACGCTTTAGGAAACATTTCCCTTACTAACTCTACTCTAGCATCTTCAAAGTAATCAAATAATTCAGGGTAATCTTCTATTACATTAGTACTTGCTGCCATAGTTAGGGCAAGATCCATTGCTGCTCTCATAGCTATAGGATGCTGACTCTCTCCAAATATTAGTCCTGTTTTTAGAGAACCATTCCATTCACCTTCTTCATCTACTTCAGGCTTTATTATAATAGCAACTTCACCGTCTTCTATTTCGTGACCCATCAGTATCTCCTTTTAACTATGACACGCTGCTCTTTCATGCGCTTGCCTTTTTCTAGTAACCAACCTTCAGGTATCACACGATGCGCCCACTTGAAGTTCTTCTGTTCACACCAATCACAGTACCTAGACTTAGCTCCTTTGTATAATCTTTGTTTAGCGTTGCTGAATACAAACCTGATGTCTAGCTTTGGATGCTGACTCTGTATCTCAATATGTTTGCGTCTATCTGCTGCACTAAATATTCCTTTAGTTTCTATTATGATGCCGTTGTCTAGCTCAAAGTCTGGAGTGTATGTACGATAGCGTAAGTCTTCCCACTCTATCTTTATCTTCTCATACTCTACCGTCTTCTGTCTAGTTTTAAGGAATGTAGCAGCCTCTAGTTCGAGGCCACTACGGTATAGCCTTTTGTTATGCCTCCTCTGCGTCACTGACTTCTTCTTCTTCAGAGTCTGCAGCAGAGACAATCATACTTGCTAGCATATTGATACGTGCATCTAGGATAGATGTTAAATATCTGTAACGATCTGCTTGCTCTTTTGTATATGAAACTTCCGTATAGATTTTGTTTTGTTCTTCGTTGAAGTCTTCTGTGTAGTAGTCTTTTTCGTCAATAGTAAGTTTAGCCATTAGTATCTCCTATAAATATGTAATCCACTTCAGGTGGGTTAGTTGATTTAGAAACTCTTGAGGGTAGTGTCTTTAAAGTATCCCAACATTTATGTTTAAAGTTACAGAACCTACATGCTGAGTTTAGTACAAGGTTACCTGATTGTTTCTTGTAGTATGTCTCAGGCACAGCATCAAAGCATCTTTCAAACGGCTCATCTTTCTCTATATAATTTACCGTTTCCTGGATGTCCTCTATTACCTTATCAGAGTCAACCTCCGAAGCACTGACATACTTAAACTCACCGTTGCCTTTGTTGACCACCCACCAACCGCCTACTTCTTTTCCTGCGGCCTTAGAGTAACCTACTAATTGTGGTATGTAACCGAAGCCATCACCCTTCTGTAGAGTCTCAAAGTCTTGGAACTTATTCTTGTATGACCAAGGTGATGCAGATTTTACATCATCTATCTTGCCATCCATTTCCATGTCGTACTCACCCTTAATCTCCTGTCCATCAGGCAGTGTGAGTGTGACATTATCATTGTCTTTAAACTCAGCACCTGCTGCACGTAGTAGTCCTTTGAACACAGCCTCTACTAGATCACCTAGTATCATGTTCATCAGGAAGTGTGGAGGCAAAGGTAACTTATCTTCAGGGTCATTCTTTTCAAACCACAACTGGCACTTAGGTCTGCCTATGTTAGACATACGTAGTCTGAACGCATCACGTGGTGGTGAATTAAATTGCTTGTTC